ATGAAGTCGTCGAGCGCCATCTCGCGCGCGTCCATCTCGGCCTGCGCGATCTCCTGCCGCAGCTTCGATTCCTTCTTCTCCTCCTCGGTGCGGTAGTGCTCAGCCCACTTCCACGCCTCGGCGTAGTCGCGGGCGAACATCTCCTCGGCGTCGAGCTCGGCCTTTGCCGCCTCGTAGCGGGCGCGGGCCTCGTCCTCGGCCGCCCGCTTCGCCAGCTCGGCGCGCTTGCGGAGGTTCTCCTCAAGCGCCTTCAGCGCGCGCTCGTTCTGGTCGGCGAGGCTGAACGATCCGCCGCCACCCGACCCGGAGGGCGTGACCGCGCCGGGCGCCATGTTGCCCAAGCGCATCAGCTCGTCGATCCCGCGCCCCTGCATCAGCGCGAGGATCGCCGCCATCTTGAGCGCCCACGGGCCGTCGATCACCTCCTTCAGTCCCCGCAGGCTCGCCGATACCCCGTCGATGAGGCCCGTCACCACTGAGTTGTCCGCGACCGAGCCCATCGCCTCCATCAGCTCCGAGATGGCCTTCCGCAGCTGCTTCACCGACCCGGTGAGCCCCGCGTTCATCGTCTCGTCGGCGCCGCCGATCTTCTTCTGCAGCGCCTCGATGGCGATCGCGAGCGCGCCGGACTGGTTGCCCATGTCCTGCTGCAGCTTGATCGCCGCCTCGGTCTCCTTGCCGAGGTCGCCGAAGTTGCGCTCCAGCCGCTTCAGGCCCTCGGCCGGGTTGTTGAGCGCCTTGCCCATGATCTCGGCCGCGGCCACCACGTCGGTGCCCGTCAGCGCCGCGTAGTCCGCCGAGAGCTTGAGCACCTTCTCCAAGTTCGCGCCGCCGATGTTCCCGAAGCGCAGGAGCGTGGCCGTCGCCACCCGGAAGCCCTCGTCGTCGAAGGTCGAGACGCGGGCGAGGCGGTCAGCGAGGCGGGAGAGTTGGTCGGCCGTGTAGCCGGAGGTGTTCCCGGTCGCGCGGATCACCGCGTCGAGCTTGCGCTGCGCCTGCGCCGCCTCCTCGGATGCGCGGATCGCCGACGCGCCCAGCGCCGCGATGCCAGCGAAGGAGATGCCGACGCCGATGCGCCCGAGCAGCCGGTTCATGTCGTTCACCACGCCGGTGACGGACGCCTTCGCCTCCTGCATGTCCTTCTGCAGGCGCGCCATGTTGGCGAGCAGCTGGATTTCGAGCGTGCCCGCGATCACCCGGCCATCCTCCGCATCGATGCGCGCAGATCCTCGGCCACGCGGCGGCGCTCCTCGGGGGCGACATCGGGGGCGACCCACGGCGCAGGCGCGGCCGGATCACTCGCGGCGGCGAGCTCGGCGCAGTAGGCTTTCGACAGCTGGATCAAGGCGCGGCACTCCCACGGTTGCAGCTCGAGCCCCACGTTGTCCTGCCAGGCCCGCAGCTCGCCGTGGGTCAGTGCGACCGGGCCGAAGCCTCCCTGCATCACCGGGCCGACCTCGAAGAGGTAGTCGACCAGGTGGCCCAGCTCGACGGGGGGTAGTTCCGGCTCGCTTCCCCTGTCTTGCAGGCGCTTCAGCCGGCAGCGCCTGTCCTGCTCGTCCTTCTTCTTCGGCGCCCCCGGCGTGGCGGCGAGCCATGCCGACTGCCGGACGTAGAGCTTCAGCTCGTCGAGGACGCCCTCTTGAAATTGCCCCACTCGCCGAGGTGCTTGCCGATCTGCTCGGGAATGAACCCGATGCTCGTGTCCGAGTAGACCGCGCGGAACTTCGCCTCGCCCTCCAGCCCGTCGTAGTCGACGTTCTCCAGCGAGTGCGTGCAGGCTGCGAGGAAGTCCGCCGTCTCGCGCGCCTGCTCCTCTGCGCTTTTCTCGGTCTTGCCCTTCTTCTTCAGCGTGTCGACCAGCCGGTTGTTCCGCGCGGCGACCGCCTTCGCGTACTGCTTCGACCCCGGGCCGTAGAGCACGGCCACCATCGGCTTGCTCGGGTCCGGGTTGCCATCCTCGCCGTCGGCGTAGAGAGGCGCGTCGGCGGCGTCGCGGAGGTGGAGGCGGCTGGTCGGCTCGACTGCGTGCTTGCGGATGTCGCTCATGGATCAGGCGTCTCCGGTCAGGCCCCGGCCACGATCACCGGCTTGCGGCAGATCTCCAGCCCGACGTTGATCTTGCGGATCGAGTCCACCGGGCCGTCGACGTAGGCGAAGGAGTTCACCAGGACGTCGAGGTAGTGCTTTTCCCCGGTCGACTCGCCCTGGCGCAGCGCGTAGTCGATGCGCACCGAGTAGCGGTTGTTCGACTCCGCGGCGGCGGCGAGGAGATCCTGGCCGGCGTCGCTCGGGAGGTTGCCGACCACGACCGACTTCGTGCCGTAGTTCTTCGAGCCCTTGAACTTCTGCACGATCGCGTCGTCGACCGCGGTGAACGTCGGGATGTTCGCGGTCACGCCGTGGCCGCCGTGGTCCTCGATCTCGCCGACCTCGGTCCAGTCGATGCCCGTGTCGGCGTAGCCGCTGGCGTCGTAGGTGGCGGGCAATTCCGCGGAGACGTAGAGCTTCGCCCCCGCCATCGTCTGGAGAATCGTTCCTTCGGCCATGTTCGGTGTCCTTTCCCGGAGAGGAGACGGGCCGAAAGCGGCCCGATTGCGCGAGTGAAAGGTAGACCCGCGCCGCGCTTATTTTTAAGCGGCCGCGCCTGACAAAAAGAGGCCCGCGCAAGGCGGGCCGAATGGCGCTGGCACAGGAGGCTGGATCAGGTCGACCACTTCACGATGAAGTCGCTCGACTGCTCGAAGATCACCGCCACGTCGTCGTCGAGGTCCGGGCCGTCGCCGGCCGGCAGGATCGAGTCGACCTTCACGAAGTTCACCGTCCCGGAGCGGTTCGCGCACGCGGCGCGCACCAGGAGGAGAATGGCCTTCTTCGAGGAGTAGCTGGAGGCGTGCACCGTCACCTGCACGCGGTCGGTGCGGAAGCGGCTCGACTCGGCCATCGACACGGTGAGGTGCTCGACGCCGCTGATCTCCGTCACGCCGATGGCCGGCAGCGCCGTCTTCTGCGGGATGATCCCGGCGATGATGCGCCCGGCCGGCACCTGCGCGGTCAAGGACGCGTTGGTGGAGAGGAGATGGCGGATGACGGCGACGCCGCTCACGGCTGCCCCTCCTTGGCCTCGATCACCACTTCGCCGGTATCGAGCCCGTGCTTCGTGGCAAGCCGGGCCTTCACGTACTCGCCCGCGCGCACGGTCGCCGAGGTCGCGTTCCCATCGAGCGCCGGCCGCATGAACGGCTTCGGCGAGACGATGCCGGGATGCTCGACCGCCTTCACAAAGAAGAGCCCGCCGATGGAAAGCGCGCGGTCGTTGCGCGAGGTGATGATGTGCGGGCGCGTGCCGTACTCCACGAACCGGGCGTAGAAGAGGTCGGTCTTCACCGCCGCGCGGACCTCGCCTCGCTTCGCCCGCACGCTCACGCGCAGGCTGGACGCGAGCGCGCCAGTGTCCTTCGGCGCCCCGGATACCGTCGCCGGCAAGAGGATGTCCTTCGCGGCCACCCGCAGCGCCCCGCGCATCACGTTGCGCTCGAGCTTCGCCGGCAACTGGTCGAGGAACTTCTGGAGTTCCGCAAGCCCCTTGACGTAGACGGTATCGGTCACGACGCGCCCCCGCTCGAGGAGTAGCGCTCCAGCACGAACTCCAGCCCGCGCTTCCGCCCGCCGATTTCCGCCGGGCCTCCGACGATCTGGTAGACCACGTCCCCGCCCGTGTCGCCGTGCACCGTGACCCGCATCGTGGAGTCGAGGTCGTCGCGCCAGCGCATCCGCAGCCGCACCTGGTTGCGCGCCTGGGCGAGCCCCTGGCGGACCGACTCCGAGCGCGACGGCAGCACGTCCTGCACCTCGGCCCACCAGCGCTCGGCCACCGCGGGGCTCCCGGCCTGCGCGACCACCGGCTCCCACGGGCCCGGCTCCGGGCCGTGCGTCCCGCTGATCGTCGTCCGGCGCTCGAAGGACACCTGCCGGCGATACTTCACGCGGCCCTCCGAAGCGCGATCGCGCGCGGCCCCGCGAGCAGAACCAGCTCGTGCTCTGAGGTCTCCGGCTGGATCTCCACCTTCCTGAATACCTCCTTCAGCCAGCGCACCCACTCGGAGTGCCGCAGGATGGTGACGTGCGAATTGCGTCCATCGGGGAGCTTCGCCCGCGCCAGCTTGGTCGAGATCGTGAAGAAGGCCGACTCGCTCTTGTCGCGAATCTGCTTCAGCACCCGATCGACCGCCTCCATCGGGATATGCTCCATCACGTCGCACACAAACACGAGATCGAAGGCGCCATCCGGCATCCGGCGCGCGTGGCGGATCGCCGGGTCGTAGCGCGCGATGCGCCGCTCGCCGTCGAGCCAGAAGTGGGCCACCAGGTCGGACCGCCCGCAGCCGTAGTCGAGGATCGATTTCGGCTTCACGGCGCGGACGATGTTCGCCGCCGTCCGTAGGTGCAGCTCGGTCGCGGACGCGCCGTAGTAGCGGGTCGCGTGCATGTCCTTGTAGAGCTCGATGTGGTCGGCCCAGTCGGGGATGTCGCGCACGAAGGCGAACGCGCCGATCGACTCCCGGCCGGCGTCGGTCTCGTGCGTCGATTGCTCCAGCAGCCGGAAGCCGTAGAGCGCCATGTAGTCGACGAAGCCCTGCGCCGTCCAGTAGTAGAGGTGCTCGCCGGGCTTGTAGTGCTTCGACTCGCGCACGCGGCGCAGGTCGTCGAAGATCGGCACCGAGGCGAGCAGGATCGCGCCCTTCCGCACGCCCTTGAGCGCGTCCTCCGGCTCGTCCATGTGCTCGATGGAGTCCCACATCGTCACCGCATCGAAGGCCGAGAAGTCGCTCGCGTAGAGCTCGTCGCGCTTCAGTCGCGCGACCGCCTGCGGGATCACGTCGAAGCCCTTCGCGTCGAAGCCCTCGCTCTCCGCGCGCCGCACGAAGATGCCGGAGGCTGCGCCCACGTCGAGAACGAATGCGCCCTCCTTCGCGTGCCGCTTCAGCAGCTCCACGCGCCCGGCGTTGATCGCATCGGAGAGCGGGCCTTGCGCGTAGGCGTCATAGTTCGCGAGGTAGGCGTCGCCGTAGGCGATGCGGCCCTTCGTCATGTCGCGTTGGTAGGCGACTCCGCGATGCTCGCAGAGCATGAGGTCGCCGTCTTCCTCCGCGTCGAACCTCTTGATCAATCGGTCCATGCGCTCACCGACCGATCACAGCGACATCCCGACGATGAGGTTCTCCGGGGAATCGCGCCCGCCGGCGGGCTTGAAAAGGTCGATGGCTGCCATGTGGGTGATCTCCTGAGCGCTCGGGGTCGCTCCGAAGTGTCAGCCGATGGCGCGCGCCTTTTTAAGCAGCGCGGCGAGTCCAGAGCGCGAACTTGCCGCGCGTCACCACGCCACCGAGACGACCGCACAAGGCCACCACCGCCGGCTGCGCCGGCCAATGCTCGTGAAAGAGCACCTGCCCGCAGCGCCGCACCAGCGCAAAGTCGCTCTCCGTGTCGCGCGCGTGATCGCCGTCCACGTAGGCGCCGTCGAACTCCAGCGCTTCGATCAGCCGCGCCTTCTCCGCGTTGTCCGCGACCGTGTGGAACTCGATGTTCCTGATGCCCAGCGAGGCCGCGATCTCGTGCTTGAGTGGGTCGTCCACGATGTCGATCGTGATCACGCGGTCGAAGTAGCGCGAGAGGATGATGGCCGTCAGGCCCTTCAGCGTGCCGATCTCGACGCACGCGCTACCGCCGAACTCCTGCTCGACGATGAATGGCTCCAGCCCCTCCAGCACCGAGGAGCGCCGAAACGCTGACGGCCCGTAGCGCCTGAAGACCTCCATCAGCTCGTGGTCGTTCAGGAGCGCCCAGAAGCGCTCGTACATGAGCTTCTCTTCGTTCAGAGACCACTCGGCCATGCGGCCCTCCCCATCATCTCTGCCATCGTCGGGTCGAACGTGAACCGCGCCGCGTTGCGCGCGACCCACTCGCGCTCCAGGTCCGGTCGGTGGCGGATCGGGTCGTCGGGATTGCGGGCGGCCCAGCGCTCGTCCACGTTGTGCACGCCCGACGTGAAGAAGTCGAAGCCGGTCAGGTAGACGCTCGCCGGCTCGCACTCCAGCACGTCGAGGATCGCCGCGAAGCCGGTGGTCGGCTGGTGGCGCCCCAGCAGGTCGAACTTCACCAGGAAGCGCGCGTCGTCCGGGATGAACGTGTCGCAGAACCACCACGCCTCGCGCAGCCGGTAGATGTAGCGGTAGTCGACGCCCTCCAGTCGACCGCTGCGCTCGTGCCACTCCGAAGAGATCGGCTTCGAGTTCGGCAGCTTGCACATGCACAGCCTCACGCCCTCGCGAGCGAGGCCCGTCGCGGTCGGACGGATGCTGGTCCCGTAGAAGGAGTAGTGCACGTCCGTCCGCAGGCCCGCCGCGCCGCCGACCTTGTGGTTGTTCACGCGCACCACCACGTCGTGCGAGTCGACGAACCCCGGGGCGTTCAGCAGCACCGACGGGCCGCTGCCTACCACCGCGACCGACCGGCCGCGGAACCGCTCGCGCACCTCGTCGAAGGTCACGAAGCGCATGAGATCCAATCCCGGAACGACCGCGCCGCCTCGCGCAAGATGTCCACAGGTTCGCTGTCCAGCACGAAGCGCGAGCTCGCCTTCGTGAGCATCTTCGCCGGCGTGACCGAGTGGATGAAGACGTGCGCCGAGCCAAGCCCGCGAGAGGACCACACGAAGAGCGCCGGCTTGTCGAGCGCCTCCGCGAGCGGGAGCGGGAACCCGCACATGGACACGATGCCCGCGCTCGCGAAGGCGATGTCGAGCACGTCCGCGACCGAGGTCTGGTTCACCAGGTCGAGATCGCACGGGAAGTTGTAGATCACGTCCCCGCGGCCGACCCGCACCCGGAAGCAGTCGCCAAGCGCTCCGACCACCGCGCCGAAGGCGTGCTCGTGCGGCAGAAGCTCGATCCCGAAGCCGTCGCGCCGGCCCATCGGCTCGCGCCCGCCGTGCACCAGCACGATGGGGCGCCCGGCCGCCTCCTGCTCGAGACGGCGGATCAGCCGCCTGTTCTTCGGCTTCCACTCGAAGCGCAGCGGGACGCTCACGCCCGCGTGCGCGCAGATGTCCTGCCAGATGGTCGTCGTCGGGTTGTGCTTGCCGCCGACGTAGTGGGCGACCATGTCCACGCGATCCCGGCGGAACGGCTCGACGTCCACCCCGGAATCGAGGAACACGTCGCCGAAGTTGGACATCACGGTGACCTTCCGTGACTGCGCGAGGTGCTCGCAGATCGGCCGCAGGTAGAGCGCGTCCCCGAGGCCGGAGCCGCCGCGGATGCGTAGCGTAGCGCTCACCCAAGCGCCTCGGCGAGCGGCACCTTCGGGAAGGTGTCGATCGCGCTGTCCGGCGAGCAGTTCACCACCGCGACGCCCGCCGCCTCGATGTCCCGCTGCGCGGCGCTGAACGCGCGCAGGAACTCCTTGAACGCGGCCGGAGGAGACGGGTCCGGGTGGTCGCCGTGCCAGTGCGGGAGGCCACCGGGCCCGTTCTTCGCGTCGAAGCCGAGCAGCAGCACCCGCCTTGCGCCCGCGAGGATCGCGAGGTTCAGCGCCTGGAAGCCAGAGTTCCGCCCCGTGGCGAGCGCCCCGCGGTCGGTGGAAAGCCGGTCGCCATGTTCGGGGAAGTCGCGGTTGCGGAGCACATGCACCGAGTCGTCGACCGTAAGCCCGCCGCAGTTCTGGATGGTGCACTTCTGCCCCGGGAAGGCATGCCACCGCCCGCGCACCTCGGCGGCGGACAGGCGCAGCGCCGGCTTGTCGATACCGGCGTCGTGCCAGCGGTGCCACTTCGCGTCGGCCGCGTAGTGCAAGTCGGCCCACGGCGCGAGGAGGTAGGAATCGTTGATCGCGATCACGCGCAGGCGGTCGGCCTTGCGCGCCTCGCCGACCATCTCGAAGTGCTCCGGCGTGAGGGACGGGCCGCCGGCGAGCAGCGCCACCGGGTAGTCGACCCACAGGGGGAGAACGCGCGAGAAGCGCTGCCCGGCGATCCGCTCGAGGATCACGCGAAGCCCAGCTCGACCCGCTCGCCCCGGATCAGCCCCTCGGCCGTCTTGAGGAGCGTCTCCATCATCCGCTCGTCGCGGTCGTACATCGCCTCGATCCAGAGCTTCATCGCCTGCTTGTAGCGCTCCGGGACCACGCTCGCGTCCTGCGCCGGGCTCGAAACCGTGTCGGCGTACCCCGCCCGGAACACGATCTTGTAGACGCCCGTCGACCAGTTCGCCCCGTTCAGCGCCACTACGCGCGGCCACCGGGAGGACGCATCGCGCAGCGCGTAACTGTCCGCGTCGACCGCGGTCTCGACCCCGGCCGCGTCGACCGACACGAAGGACACGATGGCGAGCGCGGGCGACTTCCGCAGGTAGATCTCGGTCCCGAGCGTCTCGCGAGGCGCGCAGTAGCGCGCCGGCTGTGACACGGTATCGACCAGCGCCTGGTCGCCGATGGAGAGCCGCCACTGCTGCTCGATCAGCGCCCGGCCGGTGAACTCCTCCACCCACTCGCGCGCGCCCTGGATCAGCGCCGTGATGTCGGCGTCGTTGTCGGTTACGGTCGAGAACTCGCGCAGGTGGCGCTTCGCCTCGGCCAGCGTCACCGGCTCGGTGGCCGGCCCGGATACCCTCTCCAGGACGTAGCGCATCAGGCGGTCCTCACGACGGACGGCGGTTTTGGCGCTCCGCTGCCGCCGTCCTTGCCGTCCCGGCCGCGCTTCGTTGAAAGACGCCAGGCGGAGGATGTCCCGGGCTTGTCGGTCGTCGTCGTCTGCGCGATCCAGCCGCTGCCGTCCCAGGTGACGTGATCGCCCTTCGCGTGCTCACCTTCGCGCCACACTCCGCGGTCGATCACCATCGGGATGTGGAATCGGCTGATCGCCTTGGCCCCGCTGGTCAGCATGGCAGCGACCTCGATCTCGCGCGGGTCATCGGACTGCGTGACGACCACGCCGACAAGCCCCTCGACCATCACCACCCAGCCTGCGTCGATGATGTCGCCGTCCCTGACCGCGTCCGTCTGCCGGCCGGCGCGGACCATTCCGCCGTTGTGGCTCGCCCACGTGCCGCGGCGGTAGCTTTTCGCCTCGTCAATCGACGGCAGGATGTCCAGCTCGGCGGCATCCCGACCATCGGCGCCGTCCTTGCCCGCGGGCCCGGGCGCGCCGTCCTTGCCGTTCATCCCGTCCTTCCCGGGAGGCCCCGCCTCGCCGGTCGGGCCGGGCCTGCCATCGGCGCCGTCCTTGCCCGCGGGCCCGGGCGCGCCTTGGTCGCCCTTCGGGATGGCGGCGATCCGCGCCTCGATGGCGTCGATGCGCCCGTTCAGCGCCTCTTCGGCCTTCGCGACGAAGCCGCGCACCGCGTCGATCATCTTCTGCGCCAGCGCCTGCATCTCGGTCTTTTCCATGTCGGTCCTTTACGCCGCGAGCAGCATCAGGAGCGCCGCCTCGTTGTGATCGTCCCAGCTCACCTCGCCCTCACCCTCGACCACCGCATCGGCGGAGCGAAGTCGCCCAGAGCCGACGAGCTGCAGCTGCGGGCGCGGGCGGGGTGCCATGTGCCCGAATCCGACGCTCGGCGCCTCGACGACGACCAGCCCGGACACGGACCCGGCGCCAGCGATGGCGGCGGCTCCTGCCACCAGCGCGCCGGTTCCCGTGATTTCCCCGGCGCTCGAAACGGTCCCAGCCCCAGCGATCTGCGCGCCAGCCACATCGAGCGTGCCGGCACCGGCCGATCCCGACACGCCGACGCCAGCGATGGTCGCTGCCTGCGCGGCCAACGCCCCAGCTCCGAGCGACGAGGAGGTCCCGGAGCCGCTGACCGCGGCGACCTGCGCCGCCAGCATGCCGACCCCAGCCGATGCGCTCGCACCAGCCCCGGAGACGGCTGCCGGCTGTGCGGCGAGGCTTCCGCCCCCTGTGGACGCCGAAACGCCCCCGCCGGCCACGCTAGCGGCCCCTGCGGCGAGCACACCGACCCCGGCGGATAGGGAGGCCCCGGCGCCGTCGATCTGCGCCGCCTGGGCCGCGAGGATGCCAGCCCCGGTGATCGCCGAATCGGCAACCGTTCCCGATCCGTCCACGGTCGCACCGCCAGAGGCGAGCGCGCCAACTCCTGCCGAGAGGGAGATGCCGGCACCGTCGACGGACGCGGCGGCCGATGCCAGAGCGCCCGCGCCAGCGGAGGCGGACACGCCCGCGCCGTCGACCGCGGACGCCTGCGCGACGAGCGTGCCGGTGCCGGTGATGCTGGCGGCGCCGGCCGGCGCCGCCAGCGGCAGGTTCGGGATCGCCGGGTCCTGGACCGTGGTGCTTATCTGCCCGA